AATGATTGTCTTCTAATGGAACTGCAACCAAATTATTTGCCCCATTTGCAATTTCTAAAGATAATTCCAAGTTGCTAGAAGCTTGTAATTTTAATCCCTTGTGACTTAGATATCCTATTTGATTATCTGCTAATCTAAAATACACATCTAATAAAACTCCAATTGAATCACCACCAGTATAATTTTCTATATAAAATTGGTCTACTGTTTCTGGAACAAAACCCATTACTTTGTATTCAACTGATGATATTTTTTGATAATTCCCAACTTTAAACACTTTTCTTATGTCTTGTAAATCACTATTCAAAACTTGAGTTCTACCCCTTGACTTAACAGATAAAGACCCATAATTACCAGTGAATATAACATTATTGTCTTTATCGTATGCGGTATAAGATAAATCACTGGCATTAGATGATGGCAAGGTTCCACTGTCCTGCAATTGTATATTTCCATTTGGTAATATATCTATGATGCTATATGCAGTAGGAGAATACAAAGGTATTATTATTTTCCAAGATCCAGTAGTATATCCTTGATTCACATCCCATAATGATTTAAATGATTTGAAACTATTTTCCTTGTCAGAAAACTCATAAAAATTATCTTGATAAATGTTACAATTTCCAACAGATTCTATAATTGGACATGAAAGATTAAAAGAAAATACTTTTGGACTTAAGGAAAGCCTTGAAGAAAAATAAGTATTTGTTTCGGATATTGGTTCAGTTACAGAAATTAATTCTACTGAATTTTTAAATGGGTTCTCAACAAAATATTCGCCAGACAAAGACCCAGTTAAAATATTTAAAATTGTAGAACCATCATTTCTCATGCCCAAAGCATCAAAGAAAATATCTCCGCAATAAAGAACTATGTTGTCGTTATATGCAACCCCAGAACTAGTGTGTACTGCAACAGAACTTGCTAATTCGTCTCTTAAAACTTTTGCGTCTGTTAATCCTCTTCTCATGGCTCTATTAAAATAGTTTTGAGCCTGTCCACTAACAACAAATTCACCTAGAGAATAACTAACAAGAAATTCTACATTTTCTTGAGGAGATTCAATTAATTCTGTGAATCCACCATAAACATTCATAACATTTAACACAGCATGAAAAGGAAGACTTTCTTTCAAAACTTCAGAAGCTTCTATAATTCTATCATCGCTTAATGATTCTATTTCTAAATCAATATTGTATTTGCTACTCAAACTACTAAAGCATGGATCTAAGAAATCTTTGTCTATATCACATGGATTTTTTGAATTTCTAATCGATCCATTGTATTCTTCCATGTTATAAATATTTTCACTGTAAGGAAATTCAGTTCTTACTTTTCCAAATATAACATCATCATGAAATAAATTTCTTGTTGGAAGCACAACATCAAACAAAGGATCTCCTTCTTCGATCAATCGTACATTCCAATTTTTTAAAGGATATTCTTGTTGCCTTTCATCTCTTAAGTCCGATAATTGTAAGCTTCTAATATAGTTCTCTATAGACTGCTCGCCACCAGACATAATTTCTTTGTATTTATATATAACTCTTATTGCATCTCCAACATTTAAAGAAATTGGAGATACTGATAATGATTCTCCAATCCATGTAACAGTAGAAAATCCTTCGGAAAAACCAAATTCAACATAATCAGAAGTTAATTCAATCCATTCATCTGAATCTACTGCCCTGTAATATAATTCGAAATTATCTAAATCTAAAGGCAAAGCAATTTTTTCTAAAAACCATGTATCGCTATCACCAGAATAATCAAATATTTCTTGCCAAGTATGATTCGATATGACTTGCCATAATCTTGTGTATTTTATAAACTTTATTCCAGATTGCTCCAATGATTCTTTTAATCCACCAATAGTTCCATTCTTTTTAAATAATGGTATAGCCCTTTTTATTTGCCTTCTCCAAAGATATGGATCATTTGATTTTAACTTTAATGAAAACAAATTTGACAAATATGGTAAAAACGATTCGGTTAAAACATTTGCATCAAATAGATCAATAATTTGATTTGCATAATTTTCCAAAACAGTAAATCCATCAGCAACAGAAAGATTCAATTTTTCTAAAGTCTCTGGAGTTACATCAGATGGACTCATCCTCATTTTAAAAATTTCTGGAGTATATTTTTCAAGAATTGTCTTATACTTTTCTGGTTTGGTAAAGTGACTCGGTATCACAGTATTTATTGATGTATCGCCAGCAATATAAAACTTTTTATGACTCGATAACGAATCTCCAGCAATAATTGGAGTCCAAGTTATACAGATGAAATAATCTCCCTCTCTATAACCATTCGTATCCCAAAGATATGTAAAACTACCATATATGGTATTACCATTGGGATCTTCTGTTTCATGCTTTATAAGAGCATTATTTTGATCTGTTGATAGCCAAGCTGGATATTCTGGACTACCTATAACAAGTACTGGTGCAGCTTCTTTATAATAAAATGTTTGTTCTAAAGTGGAGCTATCGAGTTCTGCCTTGGCTTTTTTAGCAGCAAAAATATTTGATTCGGTTGGGTCATCACAAGCGATTTTTTCTGCTATATTATAAGCAGCAAATTTTCCCTTGTCATAGAAATTGTCTAAATATTGATTGACAGTAGAATCTATGAAGCTTCTTTCAATAAAATATATTACAACTTTATCTACTTTGTATGGATCTTGAAGAAGACAATTTTTACTATCTGGGCATATAAACTCAAATAGTATTTGATCTGCTATTGTTGGATTTTGATCTATTTTTTTAATGCTCATTTTTTACCTTATTCATATACAAAACCCAAATCTATAATATCAGGCCTTATGATTTCAAAAAATTTAACAGTTATTATAGTAGATGCTTCTGTTGCAATATCCGTATTAAATGTTACATCAACTTTTTTAAGCTCTTTAATATCAGAAAATTCTTTTGTTATATCATTATCTTTAAGGGTTTGTCCGTATTCCCAACGATAAATACTAAAGAATGATGAAATCCTATTTGACATTTTAACTCTAATCTCGTCTTCAAACTTTTTATAAAACTTGTCAATTGTCACAGATATATTAACATCTACATTTAATATGACCCCATCTTTTATACAAATAAAGTCAGTTATCATTTTCTTTGTTTCTAGATAATCATATAGTTCTTTTTTTAATTGATCACTTGCTATTTCTAAACCATCTACATTTTTTTTGGCAAGAACATAAAGATCTATTATATTAGCAGCACAACCATGATTTCTTAAAATAGCTACAGATTTTCCTATTTGCCCTTGATATGGAGTTACAAATTGATCCGTAATAGTCTTATAATCCAATCCAGTTACAGCCCTGTCTTGAGTTCTTAAGTAAAAAGGCAACTTCCTACGGATATCTTCAATGGTATCTCCGTCATATCCATATTGTGCTTTTGTATAATTGTTTAAAAATATTGGAACTTGATAACCTAATCCAGGAACTGTAACAAGTATAGATTGTTGAACGGAATTGGAAACCAAATTACCTATTGTTCCTCCTCCAATTCTATATTTCAAATTGATAACAGAACCTAAAGATGGAACCATGCCAGCAACGCCATTCCCAAAAATAAAATATGCAGAGTAATTTGAATCATATTCAACTCTATACTCCTTGAGTGGTTTTCCCTCAGAAAAGAAATCAACCTTATTCCACAAAGAACCATCTATCTCTACGCTTAAAGAATCAAATATTACACCTTGATATCTTGATTGCAATACTTGATTTCTAGAACCAGTTCCAGAAATTGTCTCTTTTCTGGTTTGTCCTTGTAATCCAACTACACTAGCATTTACTAAAGAATTTGCTGGAATTATTATGTCTTCATCGAAAAGAGGATTGCCCTCTGAATCTGCTGCAAACAATTCCATAGTAACAGACTCTCCGCCACCATTTACTACAACTTTTTGTGGCGTGACAATTGAAATATCAGTGGTTATTGCATTTGTTAGTGATGCTGTCCAATAACTTTTTGCGGCAATAGGAGGAAGTGGATTGTAACCAACTAATTTACACAATCTAAAAGCATTATCTATTTCCGTAACTGTATCTATAAATATTTCATTTGCTATTTGATCCATTTTAAACGAAAGAGTATCAGCGACAAATGCCCAATTTTCAAGCAACATAATAGCTAAAGATGATTCAACAAAATCTGTGAATTCATTGCCAAATCTTTGTTGCGTAAATTCTACTAATCTTGTTTTCATGCTCCAAAAATCTTGATTAGTATAATTTAAATTAAATACATTTGGTTTTTTAAGGAGTTCCGATACAGCATATGGCTCTATGTTAAAAGGACAATTGTTTATCATTTACGCTCCTAATGGTATTTCTAACTTTAATTCGTTTATTTTTGTAATTTCCATTCTATCAAAGAATGTGATTCTTATAAGAAGTACTTGCTGATTGTTTTTGTCTTCTTCTAATTCGTTTGCACTGCTTGAATCTAATTTTGCTTGAATATAAATGTTTTCAATCGCAACTCTTGGTTCCCAAGTTTGTAAAGACAAAGCAATCATATCCTTTGCCTTTCTTACAATAATTGGATCGCTCGGATCAAAAAACAATCTTCTTAATGGAGTTCCATATTCTGGCAACATAACTCTTTCTCTTGGATTCGTTAAAAGCAAAATAAGCAAATCTGCTTTAATCAAATCAACATTGTTCTCAATGTAAAAAAAACCTTTAGGATTTTTTGTAATTGGATATGGAATGCCTTTAAAATCTCTTGATATTGCCATTTTTATTCACTTTTTATTGTTTACACTTATTCTTGTTTACACTTCTTCTTAGCAAAAGGAAGCAACTGGAATATACTTACACATGGGTCAGTCTTCTTGCAAGTTCCAATTACTCTAGTACTTGCTTTAATTGCTCCGCTGGATGTATCATACATTAATATTAATCCAATATTTGGTGCTGGCTTTCCTTCGGCATCTGTCGCATCTTTCCCAGCCAATAACAAAATATTGTCTTCTGCTACAAATAAATGCGACTTTTCAGTTATATTTACATAGTAACTTTTAGTATATACAAGTTTAAACTTGCTTATAATTTCAATTTTATTTGATTTGGGAGAAGATTCTCCTATGTCTCCAATTATCTCGATTTTGTTGTCTGTAGTTAGAATTATATAGTTACCAGCAACCCTTAAAAGAACTAATCCTGCACCACTAGGAGATTCCTGATATCTATGAATATGAGGACCTCTTGAATTGTCATAATGAGGACAATAAATTTGAATGCTTTGATTTTGTGTTTCTAATTGAGAATTATCATCTCTCATCAAAAATTCTAAACCATAACCAGACCTAATCTTTACATAAGCTTTTTTAGCAAATGGCGTTGGAACCCCACCCTCTCTTCTATCTGGCCCACATTGTTCATTCGTATGATCAATCATTTCAAAACGATGAGTGCTGGTTGATTCCATCGTAATTCCACGCTTTTCTCCAGCCACACACTTAGTTTCATCGTGATCATTTAATTCGATTCTGTTTCCATGAGCAGATAAAAGTTTTATTGCATTATATTCACTTCTTACATTTGGAGTTCCTTCCTTCTCCAAATCACTCATTTCAATCATATGTCCTGTGGCAGATTTCATATACATTCTGCCATCAAAGTGATCTGTACATCCAAAATCAAATGGCTTCATGCCCCTTTCCCACTCTGGTTTTCCAGTTGGATCTTCTACAGAATCATCCATCACTATCGTGTGACCAGCAACAGACATTAATTGTATTCCAGATTGTGGTAAATCACATTTATTGTTTTGAGGTGTGCCTGTTCCTTTATATGGACGACATTCATTTTGATTTTTGAAATAAGCATTTGCACCAACTTGCTTATTATAATATTTAGATTTTGGATGACCTGTACTTGGATGACCACCAATGATTTTGTCACCACATACAGGAATTTCTTTTGCTGCTGTTATAATTGGAGCAATATTATCGGCCTTTGCAGATTGTTCTGACAAAGCTATAGCTTGTTGCGATAAATCTTCATTACCTTTATTGAATTGTGCATCTGTGGCTATAATTCCTCTGTCTATTCCTAATTGTCGTGCAAAGTCTGGATATGGTTGTTCTGGAACACCCTCAACACAACTAACATCGGCATCTTTTACTCCACATTCTGGATGCGACCATTGACCACAATAATGAAGATGATCATCTTTCATCATCAGCCAATTACCAGTACTACTCATCAACTCTAATCTTTTCCACTTTCGATTACATTTTGGATCACCATCTACCATTTTTAACATGTGTTTTTCTGGAGTTTTAAATCCATAAATGTTTGGATATGTGATAAGCTTTTGAGCTTCTGGCTTATCTGCGAAGTCTTGGACTGAGGTTAGGTCAAAACCATTGTAACTTTCTGTATTCCAAGGAGGCAATACTTGCGATTCATCATTTGGGCCTACTAAGTAACCTTTTCTATGTCCTTCTGAAACTTTATAATACTCTTCCATGAGTTGTTCGCAACCCCATGTATGCTGCCCTTCTGGGCCTCTATTTCTATACCAAATTGTTCCTATATAATACGCAGCAGCCCTATGTCCATTTTCGAAAACTATAGCAACAAAAGACCCAGCAGGAGGAACCCAACTTAATCCAGAATCATCAAATCCTCCCATCGCAGATATTGGATTTGCCCATGGTAATTCTTTAACTTTTGCTTCTGGATGATGTAGAATTGGACTAAAAAATCTAACTCTGTTTTGCTTCCATATGTCTATAGTTTCTATAACTAATCCAATATGCATTCCAAAAAGCATATCTTTTGTGTCTGGAAATTTATTTCTTTGTTCAGATCTTCCTATTGCCATCTTTGTAAAGTCAGGGTCTCCAACTTGACTCTCTAAGGCTTGCAATTTTCTTTCTAATAAATCAATTTTTTCCTGTAATCCCATAAAAATCCTTATAAAAAGCTTTGTCCAGTAAAACTACCATCTCCCTGACCATCTGGATTGTAACCACTATCATTATTGCCAAGTGGAGAATCGGCAGAAAGCTCTGCGTTTCCTGCTGGTAAAGTAACTTTTAATTTTGTAACAAATTTTCCAGCTTCGATTTGATGATCTGCACCTTGTACCATCCACAATTTATTAGATAGAACTGGATTTAATGGAGGTTTTGCCAACCATACACATTCACCAGATCCACCAGTAATCGCAAATGGACTTACTACTGCTATAGAAACATATCTTCCTGCAATACCAGCAAGAGTATGCCAGCTTGGATCGCCAATTATTGTTAATTCCGCTTCAATAGTTTTTTTTAATTCAAGAGGTTTATTTGCCATGGTATGAGCAGCGTTAGCTTCCTCAGCATTGGCAGCACGAACTTCTGGTGGTATAGTATTTGCTTCAGCAGGTATTGATATAGTGTTTCCAGAACCACTTGGCTCAATTGGAATTGAGTCTGATGGAGGTTTTGCTTTTATCATATTTCCACTCGAAGATCCTCCAGACCCACCACCATGACCACCAGCATCCAAAACCCATTCTATGTCTGGAGAAAATGATAATACATTAGAACAATTTCCACCATTTACTATGTAGCTTGCTCTAACATTAGTACATCCACAATTTTCACCATTGCCAGTACAAGCATCATCTTCTTGTATGATTAATTTTACATCTACTGGGTCATACTTGAAATAAACGCCTAATTTGTTTGTTGTTTTAACAACATTTACCCAATTTCTTATTGTGGAAAGCACCGGAAGTTCATTAGATTGCCATCCTGATTTTGGACCTTTTCCTTCTTTGTCTTCACTTAATTCAAATTCAAGTTCGCCACCATCTTTACCCCTAAATTCAACTGGAATAACTGGGTCATTGTTGTCACAAAGCTGTTGTATTGCTTCCTTCAAAGGAATAAGATCATCTTCGGCTCCTACATTTTTTTCTACTCTTCTGCTAAAGCTTCTTACAAGTAAATCGGTACATGTTAATTTTATTTTCGTCACACCAGAATCAATATTTGTACTTAGCTTTGTTGGTAAAATTGGTATTTCAGGAGATTGAGGCCCAATTAAAGTTGATCCAGATCCACAAACTTTTCTAATCCATCCAAATTTAAACCAACAGTCTTTTATATCTTCAGGAGCTTCTGCAATTGATTTATTTATTACATCTAAAATTTCTTTATAACCAGTCGCACCCTCTGCAATAAGTTCAAATTCTAAATTTATTCCACCCTGACCTTGAGCAAGACCATATTGCATGGACTTTAATGCAACTTTATGGGGATCTCCATCATATGATTCATTTCCGCATTTAAACAACATGCCTTTTAAACTCAATTCAAAAAAAGGAGCGTATATGTGTCCAGATAATGGTTTTTCTGGTGGTACGCAGAGATATTTAGCCGCTTCACTTCCTACAGTACAAACCATATTACCTCATTAGAAAATTGAATTTGGTATGTATATGCTAATACCAGATTTAAAATCATATATGTCTTTGATGTTATTTGCTTCCATAATTTTCCACCAAAATATGGTTGTTCCATAGAAATCAGCAGATACTAAATCTGGTCTGTATTCGTATGATTTGTTTATTACTGTGTATTTGTCTTGGTCACTTGATTTTATATCAGTTTTTTTATATGTTGAAAATGTTATATACTTTTGCTCACCATAGTAAATAACATCTGATTCGTAATACCTACTGCCAGAAGGAACAAATTTTCTAGCTTGTATTTTTGTATATTCTATATTGTTTGCCATTATTCTGTTTCTCCCATTACAACATCACTTGCGTATGGCAATTTGTCAGATTTATACACAGCTTCAAAAGTCAAAGAAACATCTAATTTATAAGGTATACCAGTATCTTCATCCCATGGAACGCCTGGATCAAATTTAACATTATAACTTTTTAAAACTACGCACAAATCGTTTTTCTCCAATAGATCAAAACATTTTATTTTCATTATTGGAGGAGGAGAATAAAAACCACCAGTTCCTTTTTCTGGATAGACATGAGCTTCTAGCCATCTTAATGTATCTAAAATGACTTGGGCAGATTGATTTCCACTTTCTTCTTGTACAAACATATGTAAATCTACATTTATAGACCTATTTTCAGAATAAGCATAGTTTTTAAATGGTGCGGTTCTTCCTATTGCTGATTCATCTGTATAATTTGCTGATTTAGCATCACTTATATCTGGAATATTATCAAAAATTAATTTACTGGCCTCACCCATTGAATACAATGCTCCTGCTGATGGTAAATCGCTTTCTATATAGCAGTTTTCTATTGGTTGTAAATTGCCACCTTTAAGTGTTGACTTCATGTTATCCTTTTATTTTAGATAGTACCAGACCCAATGTTGCCAACTTGTTTATTGGCTCCTTGGAAGAACCCACCATAAGGCCATTTTGGATTATTCAAAGGCTTATTTCCTACTTTTTTATTCGATGTATCTGGTTGTGGGCCTGTTCCTGTCTGAGTCACATTACTTGACTTTCCCATCGCTGCAACTAACTTAGTAAGAAGTTCTACCATTTGTTGATTTAAAACAGTTTGCTCATGACTTTCTTTTGCTATATTGGCAAGTTCTGGAGAAGACACCACAGATGAAGATGGTTCAGATGTTGTTTTATCCTTCTTTACTTTATCTTCAGTTGATCCAGCCATAGGAGGAACAACAGATACGCTTGCTGCTGGTTTGGCTTCGCTAGTAGCAAAAGAACCGCCACTGCCACTATAAGTAGTATCTTTTGCACCTACAGAATTTACATTCTTTATAATTTCACTCATCTTGCCAAAATCAACACTCTTGAAGTCCATGGTTCCAGACAAACCAGACATTGCTTTTTGAATTGATTCCATTACTTGCGTAATCAACTGTATTCTCAACAAAGCTTCGGTCAACTCTGTTGTGTTGGGAAGATTATTCATAATTGGATTTATAATGCCATCTTTTAAAAATACAGTTATGCTATTCCACCAGCCCTTAAACAATTCTGCTTGGCTATCAATTGTTTGCACTGGTGCTTTTCCAAAAGCTTTCTTACTCAATAAAGGACTTATTTTTTCCGAGAATGCTGTCAAGGTATTACTTACTTCAGAAATTATACTTGATGTAAATCCTATCTTTTTATTTGTTTACCTACACCAATAAATCATGATTCATCATGTAGTACAATATTATTAGAAATAGTTATTAATAGTATTCAAAATCCATATAAAATTATTAGAAGTACTGTATCTATTGGTTTTTCTGATTCATATAATTGTTTTTATATGCCAGAATTTTTAACTGAAATAAATTGGAAAGAAGATTTTATTAATTCATCATATTGGATTTTTGGTTTATTACAAAATAATGATAACTTAAATGATTTATTTAAACTAAAAATAATTGAT